ATGGCTCTCTCTCAAAAGGTTATCGAGACGATAACAGTGCCTGGTGTTTATTCGGATAAACACGGGCTCAGTCTGAAAGTCAGGCCAACGGGCACCAAGTCCTGGATCCTGCGCTATCAGTTCAATGGAACACGCCACGACATGGGGCTGGGGTCTTTCCCCGAGGTCAGCCTAGCGGATGCTCGCAAGAAAGCGATGGAGCAGCGCGTACAAATCAATAACGGCGTGAACCCTCTTGAACAGCGCAAGGAAGCGGTAGTAGCGGCTGTCACAGTTCAAGACGAAACACTCACGTTCATTGAGCGCCACCGCGCGGGCTGGTCAGATAAGCACGCATCGCAATGGCTTAACTCTATGACCGAACACGTCTTTCCGATCATTGGCCTGGTGCCTGTGGGCAAGGCCGACACCCCGCATGTCATGAAAGTTCTTGACCCCATTTGGCAAGAAAAACCAGAAACCGCGCGGCGCATCCGTAACCGTCTTGAGCGGGTTTTCGACCACGCCAAAGCACATGGCCATCGACAAGGGGACAACCCAGCCCGATGGAAAGGCCACTTGCAAAATCTCATGGCGAAGAACGAAAAATCGGTCGATCCCCTCGAAAGCATGGACTACACCCGCTTACCAATGTTCATGCGGGCTCTTGAAGGCGAAGACTCTCGGGCAGCACGCTGCTTGCAGTTCCTGATTTTGACTGCCTGCCGGACCAGTGAAGCGCTGGGCGCAAAATGGGACGAAATAGACATGATTAACCGCGTCTGGACGATCCCAGGCGATCGCATGAAAAACGGGAACGAGCACCAAATCCCGCTGAGCGAGGAAGCGATCGAGGTACTGAAGGAAACTTCTACCCGAGGGCGTAGCGAGCTGGTATTCCCAGGCATTCGCACCACCGCGATGATGCCGGACAACTCCCTGCGGCGCCAGCTGCGGAAAATGGGCGAAGGATGTACACCACACGGATTCCGCGCCACCTTCCGTACCTGGGCGGCGGAGAAAACCGCCTTTTCGCACGAATTGTGTGAGATTTCACTGGCTCACGTCGTGGGTAACGCGACCTCACGCGCTTACCTTCGCGGGAACCTGCTGGAAAAGCGCCGACCATTAATGTCACGATGGGCAAAGTACGCGATGGACCGAGTAACCCCACACCACCCGGTCCTGGGCAAGCAGTCGGTGCCGGAAGGCCGAATGCTCCTGTAACAGGGCGTCGGCGGGCTGGCCGTCATTTCAAGGATATGCATGATGAGTAGCATCAAGATCGAGCTGCACCGCTCGCCTGTCGATAACGGTATACGCGAACAGGTTGTGGAACTTGTTTCGGCCAACGCCACAGCGCTGGCCATGACCCACCCCCCTATCGGCCATCCGAAGTTCGAAGCGTACAAGATCGCCCTCATGATTGAGGTTTGGTCATACCTCGGAATGGAAGCGCCCTATAGAATGGAACTGATCACGGCATCATCAGATGGCGTTTTGATCGGCTTTACGCTTTGCGGTCTGCCCATCAACGGGTCAACCACTGAGTCAGGAATTTACTACACCGTCGTGAGCAAACCCTTCAGAGGCCAGGGGGTGCTCACCTTGATGATGAACAACATCTTGGCTCGGTATCCTTCTGTAGCGCTTTCTTGCGATGTCGCGTTAGTGCCAATTTATGAGCGCTACGGCTTTCACTGTCACTCACTGAGGCACAATCAGATCAGGATGTTCCTGGGAGAGCCGGTCGAGGAAACCCCCGTCTTATCTGTCGATGATTTGATGGAAAACCCAGGGGTGGTGCTCGCGCGGAAAGAAGCGGCGGAGAAGTTTTCTGTTCACGAGATGGATCGTGCAGACCGAGCTTTGGCAAAACGAATTCGCACTGATGAATTGAATGCCAAACGATTCCTCCAACAGCGCCTTAAGAGCCGCAAACCAACGCCAAACGTCGTACCCCCCGCTCACGCGTAGCCACTCACTGCTGCGCCTTGCGCCTTGCAGCTTGCTGCTTTGCTATGCAGTCCAACACCTGAGTAGCGCACCAGGTCAACGCCTCTTCTACGTCATCGAGCGCCTTATAGGTGCTCTCATTGACCTTCAGCGGCGCTCGGCCTGGCAGCGGGCATGGAACTAGAGAGCACACCTGCGGCGCCTGCTCGATAGGCGATCGGGTCGGTGGTGTCGGGCCTTGCGTACTGCATCCCGAGGTCACCAGGCACAGCGCCACCCAAATAATCCGCGATTTGTTTGTCATTGCGCTTCAGCTCTTCGAACTTGCGGTTGATGAAGGTCGCCTGCTTGCTGAGGTTCGTGTTGAGCTGCTGTGTAGCCCGGCTGATCTCGGTTATTTGGTCCTGCAACACGGCTTGGCTCGTCAGCGCGGCTGACAGGTCGGTGTTGTACGCCGCCAACCGGTCCCGCTCTTCCTCAAGGACTGCTGCCTTCTTCTGTGCCGCCGCCTCGCTCTGTCGCGTGTGATCGACCGACCAAAGCGAAAGAACGACGACAAACGCAAGGCCAACTGCCCAGGTGACTGTATTCATGACGTACTCCAGCGCCGTGGCGCGTCGTTAGGGTTGCTCGGGTGGTGCATCCTTGCGTGGTCGCTCTACCGCCTTGCCAGCAACGTAGCCAGTTGTGACGGAGGCCAGCACCATTCCTGAAATGATCTCCAGCGAGTTGGCGACAATTCGCACCAGCTCCACGGCCTGGGCGCTGCCGTGCTCCATCCACACGACCGCTGCCATCACGCCACCAAAAGCCCCCATTACACCCGTCAGAACCGTTACACACAGTGCGAAGCCGAAGCGCTTGACCGATGGGTTGCCAGATGCCCCCTCTTCCACGAATCGCCCTATCCACCGCAGAAAAGTATTCATATCCAAATCGCCTTTTGAGCCCGCGCCAGGTATGCCTCACGAGACTCGGCCCCTATCTGTCCGCCATTGATCTTCTGTGTGATCTCGGTGAACGCCCCGATATCGGCAAGCGCATTGAGCTTTCGAGAGTTCCAGTACCAGGCCGCCGACAACGCGGCACCTTCTGGCGATCGGAGCATGTCGGGTACCTTGTCCAGCGAAACACCAATTGCCTTGGCGAATTCCTCGTGGTTCGCTCTGAACGTCAGCTGCTTGAGCCCAGCGCCGCGATATCGCCAGCCGTCGCCGCTGGCTTCGTCACCGTTTCCATAGCGGTTGGCATAGGCGTTATTGGCGATCGCCTGCGGCTTGCGCTCCAGCTTCAACGCCAGGGTGTTTGGCTTGTTGCGCCACTTGTTGTTAACCAGCACCCGCACATATTTGCCGCTACCATCCGGTACCGCATAGCGACTTGGCCAAGTGTTGGCCAAGCCGTCAGCGCTGTAGTTCAGCCCTTCCTCGACGCGCGTAAAGTCAGCCGACTCGTGGGCGATCTGCGCCAGGAACGCGGTGATTCTCGCCGGGGTGTTGATTTGATATCGCTGCATGGCAGCCACAAGCGGTACCAGGTACTTCGCACACGCCTGGCGCCCATTCGCAGTCATACACACGACTTGCAGCTGGGGGAGTGTCACAAGGACTTTATCGGCCACGTGTTTTATCCTTTTCCAGCTGCTCTACCTGAAACGAGATCCTTATAACTCTCTGCTCCAGGGACTCTGTTTTGCCTTCAATCCGCCCAACGCGCTGATCAAGCGAGCGCAAGTCACGCGCTTGCATGGCCTGCTCGCCAGCGATTTTCCCTATCGACGTCATGACATCATCAAGCTTGGTGCTGAACGACTTCACAGACGATCCAATGTTGCTTCCCAGCCAGCAAAGGAACGTGATGAAGAGCACTTGCACGACGTTCGCCACCCACTTCACCGCAGGGCTCTCCAAAATCGTCGACATTTTCCGGTCCTGTTCCCATAAGCACATGACCGACATTTTGCGGTGGAGAAACCTTCTCTCTGATGGTGTGTTTGCGCCATCATGGCCCGTTCAGGGACTTACCAAGCATGTTCAGTCCCTTGATCACGTTGTTGATGCCGCCGATCACCGACGAGATCGCTTTGTTCTGGTTTTCCTGTCCTTTTTTCCAGTTCTGGTAGGAAGAGCTTTCAAATAGCGCGTTGACCTCACTGAGGGTCAGGCGGTTGGCCGTCAGCAAGTCCTGGCCGAAGTAAAGGGCCAAGTCCGACTTCGTGTTGTTCAGTTGCTTCCAAAATTTCACACGCCCCTCGGCTGATTCCGGTACGAGGGTGAAATCGGGCGGGAGCCAGTTCAGCTACCCCCTCTTCTTCGTTCGGGGTCGTGACCTGGGCCGCCAACACGCCCTGGGCATTGAATACCGCGTGCACGAAATGCTGAAGCTTGAGCGATGCGAGCGAATACGCATCAAAGAGCCGTACAAACTCTGTTTCCGGCGCTTTTTTGAGGGTATTGATTCGCTCCAGTAGCGCTGTCCCATAGGACGCCGGGTCGCTGTACTCCAGGGGCAGTTCGTCGACACCCCGGATACACGCTGACATCACCGCTATCTGCCAGCCGAAGAACGTCTTGGGCAGTACACCGGTTTCCACCAGCACTTCGATAGCTTCAGCCTGGTAACCGTGAAGCGGTGTGCATAGCATCTCGTCACCGTCATGCTCAAACGGCACCGACTCCACATAGTCAGTGCCACCCAGCAGGTAGTCATGCAGATTGCCCTGGCCAAGTTGGAAGTCAGGGCCGTCATCCAGCATTGCTGCTAGGTAGAAAATAACCACCTGCATCCGCTCATTGACCGACCACATCAAGGGGTCACTAACGTGAGGCTTCCCCGCTGGGCGCGGTATTTGCTCACACGCAGCGTTGATAAAAGCCGTGATGGTCTTTTGCGCGTACTGGTAGGGAATAGCGCACAGTTCCTGCACCTGGCCAATCTGAAGCTCTTTGGGTTGGACGGAAACGCGCAGCGTGTGAACAGGCTGAATTGACTTCATAGCGCCCCAAGCGATTCGTATTGAGTGAAAGTAAGGTTTAACGCCGAGAACTCTTCAACAGCGCGGTTTTGCGCCACCTGGCAGTTCACAGGAACGAGTACCCAGGAGTTGGAATACCCACGGCCTTCTTCGATAGCGCCGTGGGTGATGGTGAACGTGTTGGCATAGTCACCTGGCAGGCCAAAGGTGCCATCGGGGTGGGCGTGGAGCCGCTTGAGGTTTTCAAACCAAAGCTTGATCTCGCCGTCTACGTCATAGCAGGTCAAAGTCAACTCGACGGGGTCAGCCCCGGACGGCACCTGCACAAACCCTGAGCCGATTTTCTTCGTCTCATAGCCAAGCTGTACACCGTTGTAACTAAACTCGGTGGCCAGCAGGTTCACGCGTGGTGCGTGGATTCTCCCGATCGGTTCCACCAGCACATGCCATAAATTTGAGCGTTCCCGCAGGACATTTTGCGACTCGTAGTACATCGCCAGCAGAGTCGCCCAACTGGTACCCGCCAGCGCCACATTCCCGCCACCAAATCGGCTGGCCGCGCCGAAGAAGTTATCCATTACGCCATTGGCAGCGCCTGAAAAGTTACCGTTTAAAAGGTCGCCCGCTGCCTTTACGAACTTGATACCTTTCGGCGGAGCCCCGAGTGAACCGGCAATTTTCCCAGCCGCCTGGTAACCCAATCGTTCAAAGATGTTTCCCATCAGAGCGTCACCCAGTCTTCACTGAAGGCCAGCTGCGGGAGGCGCATTTCGTAGTCCTGAATGCTCATCTGCACCTCAGGCACAGTGCGCCCGAACGGCTCCGCACCTTGCGACTTGGAAGCCTCAACGGCCATGGAGTTCTCCTTCTCCATGTACAGATCCCATAGGGGCCGGATCAGCGACAGCTCCCCATGGGAAAGCGTCACGTCTTCCACCGGATCGCTTGCACCCAACGCCTGGGCATTAACGGTCTCTTCGCTGACCAGGTCCGCGAACCCGCAATAGAACCTCACAGCGGTACGCAGGCTTCGCAGTACCTGGTCATCGGTCAGCACGCAGCCGATCGGCAGAACGGCCATGTACTGGGTGGCAAGCTCGCTGATTTTCATGGGCCGCTCTTACTGCTGGTTGAACCAGTGGAAGTGCAACGTGCCCGCGAACAGCAACGGCGTATCGTTCTCCCAATCGCGGTCAGGCGTGTCCATCACGAGAGAGCAATTGATAAGCTCACGGGTGTACGCGTGATCGTCAGGGCGGCCTGCATAGGCCGTGGCGTTGAACTGCGCACCACTTTCGATAAGCTTGAACAGCTCATCGCTTACCGTCCCAGGCTGCACCTCGTAGAAGCCCACAGGACCTTCAAATTTGGTTTTGGTATTTTGTGGCTGCACCATCAGTTGCCCATTGGGGCCGTAGAACTCCATAACGTCCTTGACCGTAGGCACTGGCCAAGGAAATTGCTTGCACAGCAGTTGCACTTTCTCAAAACCATGAATGACCAACACCGCGTCAGCAGTCGAGGCCTTGCGCCCGAGGTCATGAATGTTTTGAAACGTACTCGAAAGCACGGCATGTTTATTGACCGTCATCGGAACACCCCTAGTTGTGTGTAGTCAGGGGTAATGATCGGGCACAAAAAACCCCGTCTGTGTGCGGGGTTTGCTTGCTTTCCAGGTCACTGCCGGGAAAAGAACCGTTTGATGTCCGGTCTATCCAGTGCGGTGAGTGTGGCCATGTTCACCTGGACCGTGAGATTGATGAAATGTCCCCTTTCATCTTTAGGAAACGTCAACGAATGACTGATCGACTCCACCACCATGGGGGAATACGTCTTACCGGCATAGGTAAGGCCCAATAGTTTTGGGGCTCTAGACGGAAAAAGCGCCTTGATAAAACTGTCTACGTCACGAGACGTTTGCAACACCTCGGACAAAATCCCCTCTTCCGCCAGCTCCTGCGGAAAGACCCACTCCAGTAAGCGCTGCAATGGCGCCTCGACCTCCTTGGCTGCATTGGTCAGGGCCCGAAAGTCGATAGTAAAGTTCACCCGTACCGGTGGCATACCGCTGAAAACTTGACGGGAGTTGAGCTTGGTAATACCTGTGCGCCCCTCCAGTTCCCGTACCGCCGACTTGAGCTTATCGGCGCCAGCATCGAGCATCGTCCCGATTTTACCGTTGGGGTCTGGATTTATCGCTTGTAGCGCATTGATCACCGGCACCAACGCGCCACTTTGAATCATCGCTGTCAGCGCAGGAGCCTTGGTTTCAGGGCCCATGTTTTCAAACGGGCTTTGCCAGTTGAAAGTGGCCTCAAAGGTCCCCTCTTCTATTGGCCCATAGACGCCTTCGTATTCGGTGACATCGGGGACACCTTTGGAATCGCAGACGAATATCCGTCCCATCAGCAGCGGCGAAAGTGTGCCCCAGTCGCTGCCCAGGTCATTAGCGGACACCCTCATGCCCAGGAGCGATTCGCTTACACCGCCAAAGATCGAACCCGCTGTATCTCCCTCCAGCAGGTTAGTAACTGTGCCGGTGATTTTCTCGCCCACGTCGGCAAAGGTTGTTTCACCTTTCCACAAGGCAGAGACGGTGCCGGTCACCGTTTCGTAAGTTTTGGTCACACCGCTTTCCAGCAGCTTCAAGTTCTCCCTACCGCCGACGTAACCTGCCAGGGTGTTTTGACCTTGCGACAAAACACCCGTCATCAGACCCTCGCCTGCCCGTCCAGCGGCGTTTGCGGCGGACCCTAAAAGCGTATTCGACGTGCTACCGGCCAGCGTGCTGGTCACCCCCTTGATAGAGGTGGATACCAGCTGCCCGGCAGCGTCAAAAATAGAGTCCTCCACAGGTTACAGCCCCATCTTTTTACGCAAGCGCATGGAGCGTGCACGCCGGATCTTCGCGCCGCCGCTGAAGGACTTGCGTTGCATCTTGCGCACTGCGGCCTTTTGGGCAGCATTCAGGCGAACCGTGCCGGAAATGCGTTTTTTGCGCCGCACTTTCTTACCGCCGCGAATCGCAAACACCTTGCGGTAGGTGGCATCCAGCATTTTGTCGTCTTCGCCATCCACAAAGCGGCCACCTTCATCCAGCATGGCTTCTTCGCCATCCGGCAGGCTGTCCAGCAAGGCTTCATGCACTCGCTCGCCCACGTCGTTATCAAAGTCGCCTTCGCCGATCAGCGCGTCAATGTCGTCTTCCGAGATGCCCTTACCTTCCAGGATGTCACCCACCAACTCGGCAACCATCCCTCCATATTCCACTTCGTCTTCGGTCAGATCATTGTCGCTGTGAGCCGCTGTACCCACGATCAGCGCCAGCAGGCGATCGCCGTAGCCTTCTCCCTCACCCAGCTCATCGGTTTGCGCCCACTCTGTAATCACGCTCATGGCATCCAGGCGCATGGTCTCGGTGTAGACCACGTCTGGCACATCTGCGTCAGCACCTGCCGCCGCAGCGGCATCAAGCATTGCCTGAGTCGGCTGTTGTTCCTGTTCACTGGCCACAACGCTGGCCTTCTGGACAGCAGCCGCAACGGCTCTGGTGTTCTTTAAGATGTCACTCAGCATGTTGGTCATGTCTGTCTCCTTAGCTCTGACGGACGATGGTTTGTTGCGCTCGGGTGATGCGGTTCGTGCCGTCGTAGCAGACGTCATAAAGCACATCCATTTCGTCGTATGGCGCGGCTTCGTTACGCTTCACCTGGGCCTGATAGGCCGCGCCGTCCAAATCACCCGTCGGGTTTAGCCAGCCAGCCGACTGAATAGCAGGCAACAAACCGCTCTGCGGGTGGCCCAGGAAACGGGTCATCATCGTGATCGACTCGGCCATTGGCTTTTGCAATGTTTCTTGGCCGTACGCCGCCACCTTGTCGTCCAACCACGTACCCATTTCCGCTACCGCAATCAACTTGGTAGCGCCGGTCGTTTGAGCGCCCGTCAGTGAGTCGACCCAGGCGTACTTCGCACCGCTCGGGTAGTCCTTGAAGATGCAAGGGTTGATCTGGTTGGCCGCCAGCAGCTCCAGCTCATCGTTGCTGACTTCATATGTTTGGGTGATGTTTGCACCGCGCAGGCCGTATTCACTGCCCGCGACTACCCGATTGCGCGGCGCAATGCCTTTGGAGTTAATTTGAGCATTGCGTCTGCAACGCAAGCCGATCTGTTGGCCAGCAGTACCGAAATATGCCTTGCCCCCTGCGATCGGATTGTTACGTTTTAACGGCGCCCAATATGCCTGGGCGTAAAACGTCTTGACGCTCGCCCCGATCGACTGAATAAAGTTGGCCGCCGCTTCAGGCGACAGTCGTCCAGGCACGTCGAAGGGGAATTGCTTGTTAATTTCCAGCCCAAGGTCCGACATCATGCCCAGCAGGGCTATGTCTTCAGATCCACCAGCACACAGGTAGGTAAAATTCGGGCGCGAGCGACGCAAACGGTCGACCGCCGCCGATTTTTCCAGCGCTGTGTACACCGTACGGCCTTCAGAGAAGTACTTGAGGGTGCTGGAACTGAACTTCGCTTTGCCATTGCTTTTACCGTAGAACGGGCAAGTCACGGGCACGGAACCACCGGACGCAACCTCCACTACAGTGACCAGGTCAGTCCCCTTTTCAATGACGTCGGCGATGAAGGAGCTATTACCTTGCTCATCGGTCGCCAGTGGGTCCAGCGAGCCGGTGAACGGGCCAATGATCACTTTGCCGGTTGCTGGGTCCACAAACTGAACGGTAATGACCTTCGAAGGCATAGCAACTGCCTTTGTATCTTCTGCCGCTTCCGCGTTGATCTCGCAGGTGAGCCCGTCGTTGAAGCACTCCAGGTGCTTGAAGGCGATCAGCGCGCCACTGGGGAGACCTTCGCTCTCAAGGCCCGTGGCCCATACCGCAGGTGCTGTTGGCGCGCCCTCGGCAGGAGCGGCAGCGGTGGCAATCAACAACTGATTGACTGCATCCGAAGCAACCAGCCGCGAGACGATGGCCTGCTGCATCCCATCACGCAGCGCTTCGAACACATGAATCTGTGCTTCGCCCAGGGCGGAAACACTCAGGCTCACTGCTGCACCCAGCTGGCGCTCAAGCTTTTCTGCGCTGACCGCAATAACTCGGTCTATGCGACCACGAGTGAAGCGACCAATAAAGCCGCCGTTGTAGTCAGATGCAACGCTGCCGATCTCGGACTTGTCAGAGATAAAGTTCTGCTGGACGCCAGAGCGCTTACCGATGGAGCGGGACATTTGAATGGTCATAGGTACCTCCTTTACTCGCTCGGGGCGTCAGCGGCCTTAACGGCGGCCTTGCCTTGTGGTTTTGGTGCACCGCTGGCCTCATCACCGGCAACCTCGATCACGACAAAGTCCTTTTCGTCGTTTTCGTAGCGCTTGGCCAACGCGGCGCTGTCGGTCACCACAGCCCACACCTGTTCATAGTTCTTGAACTTGAACGGCACCGACTTGCCTGGTTCGATAACCTCACAGAGTCCCGTCGAGGGCACTACCAGAGGCTTTACTGCCTTGTGTGTGATGGTGGCAGTGAACGGGTACTTTCTCCCCGCCACGATGGCCGCAACCAGCTCGGTTGGATCGTCACCGGCACCTTGTTCAATCTTGATTTTCGTCATGCTTCACCTGTAAGCCCGTTTCTGAGTTCCAATGCTCCCGCAGCGCACGCCCTGCGAGTTCACGCCCGATCGCTTCGTAATGCCTGGCCGTCGGGCACTGCACTGTCTTCTCACTGAACTGCAACAACCTGGTGTTCAACGGGCGCACCACAAGGATGTTCCGGGTGTTGTTCACAAGCGTCAGTTCGGCTGGAAATTCGGCAATTTCCGGCAAGCCCCACACCGGAGACTTTAAGGCCGCCACGGACGGATCTTCGTCGCCGGTTTGCGCTGGATTCCACTTCCAGCCAGGCGGAAACCGGCCCATTCCAGGGAAGAACCCGCGTGGTTCAGAAGTGACCGGTACCAGTTTTTTGGGTTGGCCCTCAGATGACGTATTCAGATCATCAACGGTGGGTTTAGAGGCAGCGTTGGCATCATCAGTGGACGGCGGAGCGCCCGATGCGGAAACGGGCGCCGTAGCGCCCGCCTCCTGCTGATTGACGTCATCACTGGCAGTTACCGCAGCCTGGCGAGGTTTACGCGGCGCTTTGGCCGGTTTCTCGCTGGCAGGTGTAGTTGCCTTAGCCATGTCGCTCCCCTATCAGTGCGCCAGAGTGTCGACGTTCTTGACCGTGATCAGCGCGCAACCCAGTGCCGACAAGTCATGCGGGTTGATCTCGGTCAGGTTACGGCCATACAGAGCCGCACCGGACTTGAGGTCACTCAAGATCCCCAGTGGGATCAGTGTCGGCGCCAGTGCGTCAGAGAACACGATTGGGTTACGAGCTACCTGCTGCGCACGTCCTACGGCGAGCATTTCCAGGTCGGTGCTGGTTTCGTTGACATGGCGCGGGGTGTAGTAAACGTCGTACTGGTTTTTGTAGCGCCCTACGCGGTACACACCTGGGCGTGCCTGAACTCCAGACGGGGTAAAGTCATCCGCGCCCATGGTGCGGAAGTTGGAGGCGCCTTTCGCACCCACAAACAGGTACGAAATACCGTATTCCATGGTGTTGTTGGCGACCTCCTGGTCAACCTCGCCCATAAAGGCGGCAAAGTCGCGCCAGCGCTGGGCGCGGGATTTCTGAAGCAGTTGGTTGGCCGCATCAAAGTCGAAGAACTTGCCGGTGTTGGCAGCAACTTCGCGGATTTTCTCCAGGGCCAGGAAATAGCGCTCCTGCGCCCACTGACGTCGTGCAGCATTAACTGCAACGGTCAGGAAGTCGGCACCCAGCTCGTTCTGAGCCTGACTACGAGCACCCGGCGTGGTTTGCATCAATACACGATCTTCGGTGCAGTACAGGCTGAAGCTGACAGCCTTGGTCTTAATCGAAGGCGTCAGTTCCGGCTTTGCTTCGTAGTCGATGAAGCCGACGACTTTGACTACTGCACCTTCGGGCAACGCCGGAGCAAAAGCCAAACTGCCCGCACCATTGGCGAAAGCGACCTTGCCGGAAATGCTGTGACTTGTTACATCGCCGGTTTCGGCATTTTTAATCTTCACCTGGCCCGCGATTTGACGCTCGGCAGTGGTGTCGTTTGGGTTGATCTCGATCGCTACCTTGAAGCCCTTGAACTTAACATAGGTGCGGGTTGGGATAAGAGGCACAGCGGCGCCATCGCCAGCTCCGCCAGTCTTGAACGCAAAGGTCGCCGACGTTCGATCGGCGCCGAGGCTTGCGACAACGTTGCGTTCCGAATTGGTGTAACTCTGACCACCATTCACACCGTCCAGAATGTCGCCGTCCTTATAGGCACCAAAGTCTGAACCGGCAGTACTGTTAACGATCGCCAGCTTGGATTCGTTGGAGTTGAGGTCAGACGGCAGGTAAGCGCCGATCGGCAACGACTCAGCCAGGCCACCACAGATGGCTACAGCAATACGGTTTGGCTGATGCGACAAAGGCGTCGATTGCAGCGAGTTACTGACACTATCCAGGGTGACGCCGCCAGGCAAAATGGAGGCGCTACCGTCAGCAACAGCAAGGCCCTGCGAGATGGCAGAGTCAATCATGTCAGCCGACGGAACAAAGCCGTGTTCATACTCAAAGCGACGGATACCATCGAGCAAGGACGCCAAGACCATTGGACGGTGCTTTTCGTCAACGATTGCCATCAACGGTGCCATGCGGGCCGGAAGTAGGTCATCCGGGTTTTGCAGTGCTTCGCCGATCGCGGTAACGGCGGTCGGAGACGCGCTATCAAGCATCGAGCCGTTTGCGCGGCTCAGCTTCAGCAACTCGGTGACCTTTTGCTCATCCGACGCCAACGTAGTTTCGGGCGCGTAAATATTAGGCATAGCGTTTTACCTCATTCCTGATGGTGGGCAGCGCCCTGTACATTTCGGAATTAATGGTAAGTTCGCCAAAGCCCCCTAACTTAAGGGGGTTTGCTTGGTTTTCACGCCAGCGGCACGCTATTTGTGCAGCACAATCAGCCGCGCATTTACCGATGTTTGCGCCAAAAGTGCGTTGTCTTGGAACGTTCCTTCACCCAGCTTTTCGACGTCGGCATTGTGAGAGTCGAGCCAGGCGCGGAACTGCACAGCCTTTTGGTCCTGCCCGAAAAACACGCCCTCCCCTGCGATTGCAACCAATGTCCCGCCATTGGCCAACATGCCGAACGCACGCATGATGTGCTCAGCATCCTGGCGTTTAGAGAACGGTGGATTCATAAGAATCGCCTGGTAGGGCTCGTCCGGCGTGAAACTGTTGAAGTCCTGCGCCACGACGGTGTAACCCTTGGCGGTGAGAATGTCGCGCAGCTGGCTACTGATCTCAATCACGTCCACTTCGCCACCAGCTGCCGCAGCCGCATCCGCCAGGTTGCCATTACCCGCACTTGGCTCCAACACCCGCATACCCTTGGTAATTCGCGCCAGGCGAGCCATGCGGTGTGCCTCGGCGGCAGGCGTGGGGAAGAAGTCGATTCCCACCTTCTGGCCGATGATTGCCCGCTCCAACTTCACTACAGCACTCTCTTCCTTTTTTGCCGCCATATGGGGCAGAAGTGCACGGCACGCGTCCTGGAGCTGCATTTCGTTGGTGACCCCCATACGCTTGAGGCGTTCTACCCTGGCGAGCATTTCCATGGGATCTTTCAAATCCCAAGTCTCTTTGATGGTGCCCAACACTTGATAGGCCTTGCGGGTTATAGCTATATCGCCGTCGTTAACCAGCGGCCAGCGTTCAGTGCGGTCTCCCAGCTTTTTCAAGGCTGCGATCAACTTGGAGTTCCCCGTAGGAGCCTTCTTCGCTAACGTCATTGCAGCGTTGCTGTAACGGCTCGCCCAGACCAACCTGTTTGGCATACTGACGTGCCGTAACGCATCTTCTCCCACCGGCTGACCACGCAACGCCAGCTGCTCACTGTAGGTAAGCCCGCGCTCAGATTCGAACTTCGCCTGGATGAGGATCTTTTTCAGTTCTTGAAGTTGCGCACGACTGGTCAGGTTGGCAAGCGGCCCTGCCGCTCCCACCTCGATCGCATCAGCGATGTTGTTCAGGGTCTGCCCTTCCGCCTCGTCAGACGCAGCACGGGCGTAGGCACTGGCAGCCATCCCCGCGCGGCGAGAAGTATTGGTTTTGCGGTCGGCGTTCATGCCTTCGCTGCCACTGGCGATCGCCTTGCTACCCGCCTCTCGTAACTTTCCCACCTGGTGGGCAATTGCCTGTTGTTGGCGCTCCAGCGCTACCCGTCTGTCGCGATCCTGCTTCTCAGCCTCCTGTTCAGGGCTCAACACAACCGGCACCGGGGCGGCCTGCACAGAGCTGGTATCGCCAGAGAGGTACTTTTCCCGGATAAAGTAACCGCCGCTCATGCGCCAGGTGTAGGGGTCAATCGCCTTGGCTTCTGCTTGGGTAAGGTCTGTACGGATGATCCCGCGCAGCACCTTTCCTTTGCCTTTGGTGGTGTACTCGATGATCTCGTGGGCGGTCGTGCTTGTTGTGGGCAACTGCTCGGTCTGGACGGCTTCGATTGTAGAGCCGGGGGTGTTCTGTGCTTCCTCCGGCTGGCCGCGCGCGTGGCCCTTCACCCGATCAGACAAGTGCTCATCTGCCCAACCCCGGACATAGGCCAGGTAAGCATCGTGGTTCATCGAAACGCGCCCGCCGCCCTGCCGCTCAAACTCACCCGCGCGGATACCAGCCCACCCCAAGAAACCCGCGTTGTTGCCCGCCTCGTAAGTGGGCAACTCTTCCAGGGTGTCTAGGTAGGCTTGGTAAATGGGGTTTTCTGACTTTCCGGCGCCGAGGGTCTTTGCGAAGTAGGCGCGGGCGTCTGCATCCCGCTGACTCAGGATCGTTGCTGTTTCTTCGGCTACGGCGGCTACCCTGGCGCTCTCCGACTCCTGCGCCAGCTTCTGATCCGCCAGCGCCTGCGCGGCCCCGTCGATATTGTCCTGTTTGCGCTGCGCAATTGCCGCCTGGCCTTCCTGGTAGGCCTGCACGTCCTTCGCCGCCGCATCCTCACCAAACACACTCTTGAACTTGTCGGGGCCCCATTCCTGGGCCATCAGGCTTTTCAGTTCAATCAGGTCGCGGGCAATCCCTGACAACTCCCGTCCAACGGCCACCGACACGCCGCCAATCTCCGCGTAGGTGTAGATCACCGCTCCCGAGGGCAAGACTTCCTGTGTGGCGGGTAGGTATTGCGCCAGGCGCACCTGACTTTTACTCAGCAGCAACCCGGTGGAGGCCAGGGTGTACTTGGCCTGGTCTAGGTAGGTCTTTGCGTAGGCATCCAAGGCTTGAGGGTCACCCACCACCAGCACGCCGCCATTCTTCTGCGGCAATACACCTGTGGCGATGGCCTGGGCGCCTTTTGATGCCGGTACTGGTACAGCGCTCGACTCAACAGCTACCACCGCCAGGATGGTGATATTGATATCATCGTCTGCTACAGTGTCTTGGTCGGCATCTGATTCCTGCACTTGTGGCAGGCCATCAAGTATTCCGTCATCGGCGTCACCGGAGCGGGGCCCTACCCCTGCATAATCCGGTACGCCGTTTTTATATGCCTTCCAAGCGTCCCTGTCTGCATGAGAAATGCTGTAAAACAGGTTCCCCTTTGCATCCTCGGCCACCGTTACACCTGCGGTCACCAGCAGGTCGTCGACGCGCACCTGTTTCTGAATGAAGTAGAACGCGATAAGCCCGTCATTACGGTCTTTGTGCGGTTCTTGCCGCTGGCCAGCAGTACCGGTTTCCAGGATCTCCCGCACGTACTCAATCAGCCTGGCTTTCAACAGGTCAGACTTCATGCCTTGCTTTGACTTCTTCCAACCGGCGCTATTAACGATCACCGGCCCCACCACAGACTGAATCAATTGCCCTTTGAGGTGTTCCTGGTAGAACTGACGCGCCTTCTCAAACGCAGCCTGGCCTTCATCAGCACCAGGTTTCGTTGGCTGGCCAAGCTGCGCGCGAATGGCCAACCCTCGGGCACTGGACCGAACCCGCTCAATCGGTGGTAGTGATGCTCCTAAAAGGCTCGCGCGAATCTGCAACAGCTCGGCGCTCAGTCGCGCACGGTCGATCGGCGATAGCGCACCGGCCTGGTTCAAGTTACTCATCGCAACCCCCAAAAATCGAATCCAGCAGCGCGGTGTTTGCCAGCGCCGTCTCAAACACCTGGCCATCGCGCAGGGCCTTGAACAACTCATCAAACGCGGCGCTGATGCGCGCCCGCTCTTCTCCCTCGGGGTAAGGCTTGAAGGGCTCACCCATTTCAGGGAAGTAGTGGTGTTTGTTGTCTGCCAGGCAGCTCAGATAGTCGTTTTGGCGGTCCATGGTTGCCAATTTGTCCTCCAGGTAGGACTGGAACGCACGAGCAGCCAACTCCGGCGCCGATGACCAGTACTTACCCTCCTTTGAGGCATCCAACAGCATGGCCTCGGTCATGTATCGCGACACAGGTCTACCCGTGTTCAACTGCACATCGGTCGTACCTTCTGGCAGGAAATAAGCGGCGGCGATCGTTCGCCAGTTCTTTTTGTACTTGAGCGATCGAGCGTCAACCCTGGCTCCGAAGTAGTCATCCACCGCTCTCACCGCAGCTTCAGCATTACCAGCAGCCTTAATCCGGCGCGCAATTTCGTTGCTGGGCCTGTCCAGGTTCAGACGGGCGTTCCCAAACGTGCGTGGCGTGAACTTGATGATTTCAGGCAGACGGTGTTCGCCCTCGGTTAGAGCGCGTTTGAGGCCGACGAAAGCGTCACGAATTGGGCCTTCGGGTACCAGGTTGGGGTTTTCCGTTGCAAATTCGGATGCCGCACCAGGTTCACCGCGCAACAGGCCCGGCAGGATGTTGTCCATCGCATGTAGGTGCTCATGGCCAAGGCCACCACCACCGTTCATCTTGGTGATGTTGATCGCTCGCATGATCGGCTCGTAGTGCGCTGTCGCGGCACCCTTCCCCCCCTTACCACGGGCGCCAAAGGCAAGCCCCAAGCGCCCTCCGAAACCAAGCTTTTCCTCACTGATACCCAGCACGTCGGCCATGTCCATCATGGCCCCAGCGCTTTGCTCTACGTGCCATTTGGAACTGTCACGGTCATCCAGCACCCAGTTACCCGACTGAACCGCGCGAAAACCACACAGTTTCTGCAAAGAAAGCGTTGAGTTGACTGATATAGGGCGCCCGCCCTTCCGGTCGAACTTATCCACTACCTTCAGCGCGAACGTCTGCCGTTTTTTGGTCGGTTCCTTTGGGGCCCCTTGGATCACTTGTCCGCTCTTTTCTGACCACTCCCAGTCTTTTGGGTCGCCGGAAAGCGCATTGGAAACATGACGGGCGAAGGCTTCGGAGCCTCGTGAACTGCGGAACATCAGAGCTTTGACGAACTTGTCACCCATCGACATCCACGCGCGGTTGATGGGCGAGTCCAAGTTGCGCGACTTGGCCACCCCTTTGATTTCGGCGCGTTCCTGATACAGCGCAGCCCTGGCGGCATTCAATTCCTCCAGCACAGGCTTGTTCATACCAAGGAGGTCAGACCATGTTTTCATGCTCTGGCGATAGGCCTTTTCAGCCTCACTCACTGCCGTTTCGTGCTCTGACCCAACTGACCAGCCACGAGCCAGACGGTTGTCCAGGTCTCGTTGGGCTTTGTTGTTGAGGCGGCTCGCCTCATACATTGCGTTTTGAGCCTTCGATTGCTCGGCTTCGATATCACGGATTTGGACGGTTAAAGCGTGGGTTCGGTCTCCTATCTCCTGATATCGCTCTGCTTCATCTGCATTGAGTTGAGAGCCCAGCAGCTCGTCGCGGATCTCCGTCAGCGTGGCTACAAGCTCCTTGGGCGTCTTGCAAAGCTCCAACCGCGTGCGCAGCGTCTCAAGACCCAACACATAAGCCCGACGCGCCTGGGCGCTGTCCTCAGAGGGCTCCTTGGCGATTGAGGCATACACCCGGTCCATCAGGAACGCTGCTGCGGGTTCTGTACCGCCCGCTCTCAGTCCAGCCCAGTCGACCACACCGAACAGATTGGACTTGACCACCAAGGCCCTGGCCTCACGCGGGGTTTCCTCAATCGCATTGAAGTCAATATCGGTACCGCGAAGCATACGGCCCTCGGCACGCGCCTTTCGAATGACGCCTGCCGCTTCTTCTTTGCGGCTACCAGGGATGTAGCCAACATCCGCATAGCGGTAGTTTGGGCTGTTGGGGTCGTCGCTCAGACCGTCGTCAGCTACCTGCTCGGCAGCGGTTTCAGAATCAACTACAGGGGCAGCCACGGTTTTGCCGGTCAGCCTCTTGCGGATATCCAGAGCCTCAGCACTGACTCGGACCTTTTCCAAGGCTCTCAGCGCACCTCCGACCAGCATTGCGCGTAGGGCCAATAACCGTGAACTGAGGCGGGCTTTCTCTATGGGAGTGATTTGCATGGTTTACAGGCCTTTCATAGTCAGACCTGAATTTTGATGCACTAATAAAGCGCTTTCTGAAGCCCGTTTGCATGAACAAGCCGCGCATCTCAGGAAAAATAGTTGCTTATCAAACTGGGGAATCCCTTGTAATTGCTAGCCATACTCAGCACTTACACTACACACGTTACGCACAATGAACACCGTGCGCACGTTACGCACGGTGATCTTCATACTTAACGTGAACACCTTACACACCATACGCACGTTGCATACCGTGTTCACTTTCGCTACCTTACTTAATGCACACACCGTATAATCTGTGCGCAACGTGCGTACACGACACACGGTAAGTAGCGCGAACAACATACTTACTTTGGTTAACGTAGGGGTGACCGATGATTATTCTCGTGGCAGGCGAAAAGGGCGGTGTTGGCAAGAGCTGCGTAGCGCAAAACCTTGCGGTGGCAATTAAGCAAGCGGGTGGCGACATAGTACTGATCGACACAGACCCTCAAGGCACCAGCTTTGACTGGGCAGCGGAAAGGGAAGAGCGCCTTAGAACTACCAACCCAGCGGGGATCATTCCCCGCCTAAAAGCTCACGGGAACATCCGTGAATGGCTAATTGAACAGGCAAAGCGGTATGACCATCTGATGGTGGATACTGGAGGCGCCGACTCCGAGGCCCTGCGTTCTGCCATGACGGTTGCTGACCTGATGATCACACCCTTCAGGCCTAAACGCCGCGACCTGAAAACGCTCCCGAAAGTGGCGGAACTGGTAAAGCTGGCCACCGCAGTCAATCCAAACCTACAGGTGCGAGCATTGATTACACAGTGCCCGTCATTACCCAGCCAGGTAGTCCGCATTCTCGACGCTAAGGAAATTTGCCGTTCGTTCGGCATTACCACGCTGGATGCCGTCACAATGGCCAGAAACATCTACGACGACGCTGATGAGAACGGCGCCAGCGTCCTGGAAAGCACGTTGGACGATAAGGCTGTTGAAGAAATTCGAAGCATTGCTTCAGAACTATGGGGGGACGCTAAATGGCAGGCTTAAAGGGGCTTGGCAAGGTAGATGCAGAAGCGCGTTTAAAATCGACCGAGAACGCTGCACTGGAGTTCATCGGTTCAGCCTCGCTGGTTTCTCAAAAGGCCGCGGACCCTGCGCCGGAGAAAAAAAAGAAGCCTGCGGCAAAGGCCAAACGAGTAAATTTCTCGCTGGACGAGACCTTAGACAAGCAAATCGACAAGCTCTCTATAATGCCTCGCAACTTCCGGGCTACGCGCAGCGATGTAGTGCGCGCAGGCGTTCTGCTGCTCCTTTCGATGCCCAGGGCCGACGTGATTGCTAAGCTCCGCGAGGTGGTTGGTGCTGAAGACGATACACAAGAAGAACACGATCAGTAGCGTGCGCACGTTGCGCAACGTCCACAACGTGCATACGTGACGTAAAGTGCGTAAAGTGCGTAAAGTGCGTAAAGTGCGTAAAGTGCGTAAAAGCCGCAGGCTAAGGCCTAGCGGCTTTTTCTATGCTCAGAGAAAAGCCCGCAAGTAGCGGGCACATCCGGGTAGGGTAGGCCGCTTTATATTCTTATCAGGCCGGTAAACACCGCGTGGCTATTCGCTCTTCCTGGTAACGGCCCGTGTCACAAACTTTCGCCATCGCCAGTTGACATTGCAGCGCCAACGCCAACAGCGCCCCGAGCATCATCCGCTTCATAATCGTTTGATTCATGGTCAAAACACCTCGGCTGTGGCTTTGAGCGCGTGCTGACTGAAGGCCTCGGCGGCATCTGCAAAGAGTCCGCTTAACTCCCCCTCACCAAACGCGGTATAGATCCGCTCCAGTTCTTTCATGACGCTTTCCGGGTCACTCAGGTCGGCGGCCCCTTCAATCACGCTGTCCAGGTAGGCTTTGGCTTTGTTTAAGGCGTCGTCCTTGTCGTTGTCGAGGGGAGGGGGCTCAACCTGCGCCGGAGACTGAGGACTGAATAAGTCTGACTGCTCGATCGCAAACACACCTTCACCGAATTCCTTCTCCAGTTGGGCGTTGGCCGCGCTGACGATATCGGCAAAGCTCGCCGGTTGGTCACCAAAAAGACCCGCTGTCTGCTTGCGCCTGGCTTCCGACTCTACGAACTGGGCCATGGCCTTGAAGGCGGTTCCTAGTCGCTTGGCGCTGCGGTTGTTCTTGCTGATGAACATGGCCATGGCCGCCACAGACGGTTCCACATCACCAAACATATCGCCCTGGCGCAAGAACTCATCAATGCTCAGGCCGCTCTCCTTTGCCTGGCGCAGCATATTCGTAGCGTTAATGATCGCATTGACCGCCTCCTGGTCAAGCGACAGCTCCAGGGAGTCAGCTACCTTCTCACCAGCGGCCTCGGTACCAGTTACGTCCAGCTCCTTAGCCCGCATGAAGTCCGGCGCCGCCATGTTCAAAGCACTGACGATGTTGGCGATCTCGGGCTTGCTGGAGTCAGCAGTCAGCTCCAGCAGGCGATCGTCAGAATACGCGCCAGCAAATAGCGCCGCCTGAACGCGACTGATCAAACTGGCGGTAGGGCGCCCGTCGGTGGTCATGTACTGCGCCGCCTCGGTATCACCCAGGCTTTGCAGAAATGCGCTGATAAAGTCTCGGTTTGACGCGGTGGTAAGGTCACCATCCGCTAACTTGGCCATCATGGCTGCGTCAAGGCGCTTTGCATCGCTGCGGGCCTTCTCAGTCGCGGTCATCGCCAGCTTGTCGTCCTGGTTGGCCTCTACCGCGAACACGGCCCGGTCCACGTTACTGATACGCACCCGCACCAGCACGGGCGCCTTCATGCTCTGGATCTTCGCGGCGCTAACCTTGAAATAGTCGGCGTTTTCCAACAGCCATTCCCGATACTCATCGGCCTTACCAATGCGGTATGCCTCACGGATAGCCATAGTTCGACCGTTTCCAGACTCCACAACGCGATCGGGACCAACGATCGGGGCGCCACTGTCAGCTCGCGTGGTGCGGCCCAGGCTATCAGGATCGAGGTCACGAGCGGTTTTTTGTACCCAAGCCTGCGACGTCGCGCGCGCGCGGTCACGCGGCTGAAGCTCACTTGGGTAGTCCGGGTTAGGGGTACCGTCGGCTTCGTGGCTGATGATTAGGTTCTTCGCCTCAATGACCTTGAAGCCTGTGACAACCTTTGTGCCCTTGGCAGTCTTTACAGTGTTCTCGCGGCCTTCAGGTGTGATTTCACCCGTATCTTCCTCTCCCCCCGCCTCATCACTGCTGGGTTCGGAGGCAGCCGCAACCGCCTCTTTTGTCGCCTGTTGAATGCGCTCGGCAGCACTTCCTGGCAAAACTGCCCCCACTTCATAAAGCGGATCAGAGCGACGTTCTGGATATTGACTCGCACTCGCAGGGTCGACATGAAACCGGACCCTAGAATCAGCGTCGACCACAGCAGTACCATTGACGATTGGTACTACTTCGACCAAGGGACCACGGGCATTCCAAACTGAATACTCTGTACCGTTTGTAGTGCGTACCAACGTGCCCTGATGTAAGAAACTGGTATCCGCTACTTCAATACGCGCATCGCCTGTCTGGCCTGTCTCATAATCACCAGTCGGCTCAGACTCTTCCTGCGTGCTAGCGGCGACCTGGGATGCCTTTAGAACGGCTTGGGCAGCGTCCTGCGGGCTCTTCTTGTCCACGTACAGATGGCTCACCAGGTTGTCCTGGGCCAATGCCACGCCGCTTGCATCACCGTAATCAACTCCGAGCAGTTGAGCCAGGGCTTCGACCATGGCTGTTTCCCATGCTGGGTATGCCTCGTTGAACTCATCAGGCGCCACAGGGTTCTTGAGTGCGCGCAAACCAAAGCCATCTACTTTGGCCTTGGCGGCCTGCACGAGGTCACGCCCAACGCTAGCCAGGATCTCATCCTTGGTGCCACTGGCGCCCAGGCTGAACCCAGCGTTCAACACCACTTCGCGAAGGTCGTCTACGCCCACAATCGCGTCCAGCACGCCAAGTGCGCCCATCACGTTACCTGCCTTCAAAGCCTCGGTCAGCTTTACCAGGTCAGAACGGTTGTCACGTAGGGATGGGTCATCACCAAGCATGTCCTGTTGCGGCTCACTGACTGCCTCTTGTTGAATCGTTGCAACTTCAGGCTCGGCAGCAGCGCCACCTGGTGAATCTTCGTTCGGCGCCGGTAGCTGATCAACCTTGGCCTGTAGCTCCGTAATCTGCTCGTCCAGAACATTCAGCTCAGTGAGCCTGCTCTGAACCTGGCCTTTAAGCTCTTCGACCTGCGCGGCCTTGTCAGCACTGGTACCAGCGGCCTTAACAAACTTCGCGCTGTTTTTCTCGATCAGCATCATGATGCGGCGGGCAACCTGGCGCGGGTTGATGTCCTGGCCACGCTCTGGCGCCACCACCACGGTGATGTCCTTTTTGTTCTGCACCCACTTCCAGCTGATCATTTCATCAGTCGGGGTCAGGCGGTTGGGCGTGCTATCCGGGTTATGAAAGAACACCGAAACGGTCTGGCCATCGCTCATGGTGAACAGCATGGCCACCTGCGTGGTGCCTCGGTTCTTGAATGGCGGGCTGATTTCTACTGTTTCGGCTTTGACGGTACCGGATGCGGCCTGCATCACGCGTAACAGCTGTTTGCCCTTGCGCTCAAACTGGGCATACGGAATCACCATCGCATCCAGCATCACACCATCGCCGAGATATTCGGTGATGTCGGACATCAACACGCTGTCCAGCAGCAGATTGTCAGCATCATCGCAGCGCAGGCCGTACATGACAGCGCCCAACGACTGGCCCACGGGCAGGCTGTCGCTGCCCCAGGTAACCACAGTACCGGTCATAGGTTTCACCTCATCCTGAATCAAATCGGCAGCCGCAAGGGGCCGGGTTAGATCGCCTGACTTGAGCCAGGCCTTGAACTGTTTGATGGTGCAGACCACGTAACTGCCCAGGCCCTGCCATCCGCGTTCATAGCTATTGCGATAGCCCGCAAGGGCACTCTCTACATCCATGAAGCCCAACACCGCCTTGTGCTCATCAAAGCTGCGGTCTTTCTTGACCTGGTTGACTACCACCACTAGCTGACTTTCAGGAGCTGGCCCCACGTACACGTCGAAGGCATCACCATCGGCGCCCTGGTAACCATTGAGGTAGCCGTAGTTCGCCATGCATACGATCGCCCACGGCTTTCCATCTTCCTTGCCGGAGCGTGGCGTAAACATCGGGGTTTCGATGGTGAAGGTGAGCCCATGCAGACGCATACTGCCTTTCGAATAGTTGCCCGCACGTATCTGCTCGGCAGTTGGCAGGCGTTTGGACCCAAGGCCGAACGCACCGCTATGCGCGGCAGCGGTCAACTTTGCATAGGGATCAGTCATTTCACGGGGCTCCGCTGGAAAGCCTCACGATACCCCGGTGATCAGCGGGGGGCTGATGGTGGTTTTCATACCCCACAGACGTAAAAAAGGCGCCACATCGGCGCCTTTGAGGATAAAGCGATCGCAATCAGCCGCGCTTTACCTTGGGCTCGCGCGCAGCCTGCACCAGGTCGCTCACGATTTTGGAATTCGACACATTGTCCTCAAACGCCAGAGCACGCACCTTTTCAGCCAGGGCTTCGTCCATCCAGAAAGCAATGCGCACTTTCCCCGCATCCGTCGATGACTCTTTGCCTTTCGCCGCCATGGTAGCTCCTGTGATATGTGGACTTGGTGTCGTTATGATAAATCACAGTGAGCGTAAGCGCCAAGGTTCGGGCTTCCAGCATGTATTCAGCGCATATCAGCATGGTACGGGGATGATATGGCATATTTCTGGCTTACGATTACCATACGATCACAGGCCAACAAGTCGCTCAATCGGCTCAACTTTTGGTGCCGGGCAATTCAATTCAGGGCGCGGTGGCCAATCGCCGTTGCCTGCCATTTGGCAATAGAACGCCGCACCGGCCAGCGCTTCCTGGTAGTCTGAGTCGCCTACCCAGCCATAGCCGGTGACCAACCCCCCAATCAAGACACCCATATAAAACGGTCGCGGTAGCCGCTCAAAAAGCTTGCGCATAACTTTTTCCTTTTCGTTTCAGTCGTAACCTTCGACGAAAATAAAGTTATAGTTTTATTGTTTATTTGGCAACACTTAAAAATAGCGTTTTATGTATTTTATGAGGATTTGCAATGGATATTATGGCTTCCATCAGCGGATACAGCGGCGAAAGGACGACACTCATTGCCTTCCTGGACCCGGCTACGGGGGTACTGGCGGTAGTGAAACATGTTGTTTTCAGGGAGATTGCCGACGAGGGATACGCTTTTGTCACCAACACGCGGTCAGACGCCTACGACAGCCTGTTCACAGAGGACCACTGGGAACAAGCCGTTCGCGACTTTCGAATCGGGGAGGGCAACGAGACCTTAATTTTTTCTGATGAATCGTCCAGGTTCACGCCGAGGGTTGAAACAGATGGCGTGGACGACAAGGGGCAGAAGTACCGGCTGCCGTCTGACCTTACCAACGGGGAGGTAGCGGTCCTGGCGCTTGTGCATTTTCAGCAGCGCCAGCTGGCAATCAATGTCGCAGACGACGCCTGCGACGAATGGTTTGATTTACTGAGGATCTAATCCTGCTCAGGCGCTGGCGGGGCATCGACAGGTGGGGTTTCCTTCCAATTGTTGATTTGAGAGCGGTGGACCATCCGCAACACAGGCCCAACCTGGCCGTCCTCTTCCGCCAGTGAGTATTCGGGCAGGTCATCAGCCGCAATGATCTCTCGTAACGATCGAGTGAACTCCTTAAGGCTACCTTCACTGCCGCTACGCTCGTAGATAGTCCTGAACCCCCACGCGGCGGTGTCCTTGCCAGCAGCCTTGCGCGCCAACCGGTAGATGAAGCGACTTATACCCGACTCCCGCAAGAAGTAGTCAGGGTGGACCGTCAGTACATCCGGCTTCGTGCCCTGGGTGATCTCCTGATACATCCAGTCAGCAATTTTTATTTCGATATATTCAACTTTGTCTTTAGCGTTGCTGATCGCCCTGAACGGACCAATCAGGTTCTCGCCCTCGGTGACGGTCATCAGCTTGTTGCGCAACATGTTGGTTCGCTCGATACCTACAAAGGTGGTGCTAAGCCGCTGAAGCGCGCCCACCACTGCGTCTTTCTGATTGCCCCCATTGTCCTTGCGACAAAATTTCAGGACGTCACCGATATGAGGTCGAAAGTACTGCGAAGGCTTGTCACCCTTGCCATCCCGGTACCGGTTCATTGCCTCGGTGAGATGAGAGACCGCCATGAGCACAATGTCATAGTCCCAAACTGACGCCATGCCGTAGGGACCAGACGACACCTCGACATGGCCATCAGGAAGGTCATACCGGATAACTGAGTTGGCTCGTTTATTCTTCTTCGACAGTCGGAATACCGCGACATCCATCACGCCCCGACTGTCCCGAGCGCCAACGTCGTAAAGCACAGGCGTGAAAAAGTCTCCCTGGGTGGTACCTACCGCCTGTTTACGGCGGCTTGCCTTCGCGGCAGGGGGCTTGGCTTTAACGTCTGCGACAGGCTCGACACTGGACGTTGTTTCCTCCGGTGGCAACAAATCACCCTGCGGTGCCTTTGACTTAATCTGCGCAATCCTCTGTTCATGCTTGTTTGGGCTTTTCGCAGGGGGCTTGTCAGATGTCATGGTGAATCCTGTCAAAGTGAAGCGATCCGTATCGTCACGCTGGTGATCAAATAATCGCGTGATGATAAGGTCTTTGGCCGGAACGAGATACTGTGCGGTGGTTGTGCGGTCATTTCGGCTGGTGGGTAAATTACGGAATCGCCTGCATCGTTTCGATCAAAGGCCCGTAATTACTGACCTTAATGTCGTAATTTAGACACCTACGCACAGGCATAAGCCCTTAATCCCGTAATTTACCCACCAGCAACAGGCAAAAACGTAATTTACCCACCGATAGCCGTATTACACCCACCAGAATCAGTAATTTACCCACCCTTTTCAGTAAATTACCCACCCGCCCACAGGGTTGTACACAGGCTCAAACGCACGTAGTAGAAGGGCTCAAAGGGTTTATCAACATCCGCTAAATCTTAGTATTAAATCCCTTTAAAACTTTTAAATCCCTACAGGCTTGGTTTGGAGACCTCGCGCCGCACCAGGATCAGCGTGCTGTCCTGACTAACTGGACGGCAGCGGTAACAGGTGCATACATCAGCTTTGAGGCCGCTTGTGCGGCAATAAATAGGGGTTTTCATAGAGAAACACATTCCTTGCAGTTGGCAGCAAAAGCGTCTGGTGCATCAAAGAACCCCAAACGGCCAGGGGTGGAATGGAAGGGAAGCGCTCGCGGCTCGCGCAAGACGAAAGCTTTGTTGCCCGGCATGTACCACTGAGACTTGTGAGCCGCCAGGCAGTCGATCAGTTCTACTGAACCAATCACTCCACCGAGCAGCAACTGATTTGCCGGTGGGACAATTACGCCCAAACGCTTTGCATACTCAGCGGCGAACGCATATTCCCGTTTGGTCATACCGTTACTGGCATGTACCAGAAACCGCCCGCGATATTTTGTGTGCCATGAACGGTTTTCGATGTCCTTACCACCATGCACAATCAACCAGGCCCAGGGCTGACGAATACTCAAAGTCTTCATACGGGCTCCAAATCACGACGAATTGGTGTATGAACGTTCACGTCTGGCAGCGCGTTGTTGTCTTTCAAGAATTTCTGCGCAAGGTCACGCAGCTTGTTACCGCCAACGTCCAGTCGCTGAATCAAATCGTCGTCCGGGTTACGCACCCCCTCGATCTGTTCACGCTTCACACCCAGCACGTCAGAAACAATTGGGTCACTGCCTTCGTCCGATATCAGGAAATACGCCATTACCGGTTCCTGTTGGCCATCGCGGTGCACGCGGCCTGTGCACTGTTCGTGCACACCTGGCGACCAATCCAACTCGCCAAACACAACGGTGCTGCAACAGTGCTGCAAGCCATCTATACCCGCACCAGCGCGTAGGCTGATCAGCATCACGCGACTTTCTCCCCGAATAAAAGCGTCTTTGGCGGCTTGCTTCTGCGTCGGTGACTCACTGCCCGTGTAAAGGCATGGGTTGTACTCGGACAGCTTTTCCGCCCAAATCTTGTACACGTCACGGTGCCAACCAAAGAGCAGTACTTGTTCGCCGCTTTCCAACAGCAGTTTGACGAACTCCGCAACGTAGGGAGCCTTTGCAACGCCCGTTGCGTGACGCACCAGGACATCCAATTCCCCTGCCGCCTGCATCTTCTGACCACGATAGGTCTCGTTGCTGGCCAGGATCGTCTTGGCCAGCGCCACCGCATCGCCGGTTATACTCTCCAGCACTGCGGAGTCGGATTCAATCTCGTGGGGGATCTTCGACAGTTCGGGCAGCTCACGGCCAACTTCCTTGCGTGTACGGCGCAGCATGATCCCCTCACGACGCAAGTAACTGCCAAACAGCTCCGCGTCCTTGAGTTTAGGTTTCTCGCCCATCCCGCCAACGCACCACTCACGCAGGAACTCGTCGTAGCTACCTAGCGCGTCTGGTATCAACACGTTCACAACGTGATAGAACTCGCCCCCGTAGTTGTATATTGGGGTAGCGGTGAGCCCCTGGCGCAGTCTGGAGCGGGCTGCCAAGTACTCACAGGCGCGATAGATGTCACTACCGGAGTTGCGCAACTGCTGGCATTCCTCAAACACGGTGTACTGAACAATTTCAGCCAACGTTTCGGCCCAACCCCGAAGTTTGTGATAACTCACAAGGATCACATCGGGCAGGGTGTCCCAAAGGTCCGCCACGCGTTGCCGTGGCTGTTTGATCAACGAATAGGGCTGACCTTTGCGGATGTGGTGTACACGCAGATGAGGTGCAAATTCAGCCAGTTTTTCCGGCCAGTGATTCGGCAAAGATGCTGGATAAACCACCACTGCGGGCAAATTTGCAGGGATGGCCATCGGGCAAATACCAGTGACCGTCTTACCCAGTCCCAGGTCGTCGGCAAGCAACAACCCACCTCGGATTTCTACCTGGGCCGCTGCAAAACGCTGATACTCACGCGGCGGTTTGGCCAACTCAAAGGGCGGCAACTCCAAACGCCCAGCTACAAGGTCAGCCAGGCTCGTTTCCATTTGCACATGCTGCGAAGCAAGGCTTTCCAGCCTTTTGGATAAACCCTGTTCAATTTCCATAGGGTAGCGCTGGAGAAACCACAGCAACTCACGGCTATTCTCAGGGCTGGCCAGCAACTCCACCACGTCAGCAGCGCGTTGCGACATTCGCGGGAACACTCGTTTGAGTCGAGAGCGTACCTGCGGCTCGCACTTGATGTGCCAGCTACGGGTGTCAAACCGAATCTCACCGTAATTCATAGGTACTGCCTCTCCAGCCTGATCATCTGAAACGGTTTGTCCTTCCACACAGGCTTTTGCACCAGCTCTTGCGCAGCCCAGCGCGGTGTACCGGCCAGAATTACGCCCTGGACGCTCGGTAAGTTGATATAGCGATCCACTTGGCGCAGCGCGTCGGGCATGGAGCCGTCTACCTTGACCTCGATCACAATGCCGTTGATCCAGAAGTCCACGCGGTTGCGCGCGTCCAGGACATGCTCGTGTTTGAAGTCAAAGCCATGCGTTTCCAGGACTTTCGACAATGCCGCGTGCAACAGCTCTTCACTGCTGTACCGATAGCTGTAGCGGGCCAGGTGATTGGCGATCGCGTTCAACGTAATACGGGCCTCTGACATGAGCAGCATTTCATTTCACCTCAAAAAACATCCCCGGACTTAGAGACTTATAAACATAACTAAAACACTATTGTTTAATGACCATTTATGCGGGTAGGTGAAAATCAGAAACGGCGCCTATCCACTGGAGGATCAGACGAAATCCAGTAACTCTTGCACCACGGCGCCGGAATCAATGAAGTACCAGTCACTGTCGGTCAGATTGTTGATGAGAAAGCGGGCCAAGTCGGCTTTTGGCGTGCGTCGAATCAAGCGCTGCATCTTGGGCGACGGGCCGCGCCACTGAGGCTCAACGCCCACCAGGCGTGCTGCTGCCAGATTGTGGTGTCCGTCGAGCAGCACCCGGTATTGCTTGCCCAATAGCTCCAGAGTCACCGTGCTAACCGCGAACACCTTGAACTTGGCAGCTTTGCGTTGGACGGCCTCGGGACTTAGATAACGCTGCGAGCTTATGAGCGGCGGGAGTGTCATGGGGTCATCTTCTCTTCGGGGTCCAGGTTGAACTCGCGGCACATTGCATAAGCCACCGTCGAACCAACCCCAAAGGTGTCGCGCACCAAAATCCAGCGCACCTGCGGGCGTTTACAAGGGCGCATACTGCGCATTACGAACGCAATTAGATCCCGCTCATCAATCTGGTTATTTGCCAAGAGCATCATCGGGCACCCCCGGCCCAGCCCAGCTGGGAGTATTTCCTGCCGTGTTGTTGTGGACGTTTTTGGATCGACATAAACTATCCCCGTACAAGTCGGGAACGATTAAACATCAAAAATATAATGTTTTCGACATATTTAACTCCGCAATCTCACCTCACCCCATCGCGGCTTCCTTCGGACTACTCTGCGAAAGGCTCCCCGTAGGCGTCGTAACCGTTGTCGTTGAGGTGTTGGCGACCCTTTTCGCTCAGGAAATAAATTCCTTCGGCGACGTCAACCATTGACAGCGCCAGCAAGGTCGCCAAAGCAGTCTGGTCCGCTATCTCATCTTCTGACGCGGCTGACGCTTGGGCGATGGCCACCAGCTGCTCCAGCGCCTTGTCGTCCATCTGTCGATCGTTGGCACTGTCGAGCATCGCAATAGCTGCCTTGAATGATTCGACCATGCGCAGTTGCAGGCGGGCCTGTTCTACGTTGCCTTCTTCCAAGCTGATGGGGCCATTGGTTTCGACCACTTCCAGCCCGATCTGTAGATACGCCTTCGCCCCGTCCGTAGACGCGTCATCGAGCAAGATACCGGTGGCGGCAGCTAGTTCTCGCGCAGCCACATAGGTGCTGGCCAGGTTCAACAAGGCTTCGACTTCGCCCGCCTCAACGCCGAGATTGGGCAGCTCGTTCTGTACGCCGTCGGTCATTGTCCCGGCCCCCAGCCTGGCCTGTAGCTCCAAGATTGTGGCTCGACGCTCACTGATCTGCGTATCCAGCTCGCTTACTTGCTGTTGCAACGCCTCGACCAGCTTGGGCCTGGCGGTGACCATTCCCTTGGGTAGCGCAACAACCTTGCGAGCCTGGGCCTTCTGGAACGCGGCTTGGCTTTTTTCTGCCTGCGCGGCGATCTCAACTACGGCTTTTTCCGTATCGGAGTGCTCTTTCAGGGGCCTCAACGAGTTGTTGATTAGTACCTGGTAAATATCACCTGTAACGTTCACCCGCAGCGTGATCGTTTGGCCGCTGACCAGGGTCAGAAACGCTTCCTGAAAATTGACATCTGCGGTTCGCCGCTTTTTCTGGATGAATTCGTAACCGGCTACAGGCTGTCCGGCCCGGCCCAGCAGTTGGCTAACTTTTTTAAGTGCCTTTTCTGCGCTCGCTGGCGAAGAAAAGTCTAGGGAATTGGTTTGCGGCATGACGGCCTCGGCACATGTAGAGATACACATGATTGTGAGGCCCATCCGAACAGCAAAAACGATCGCTTTGCGTGAACGAAGCATTCCAAGTGTTATGTTTTTTTATACAGACTGTACAAAATCACACTATCCAGCAAAGACGTTGCCGGAGCCTGTAGCCGTATCACCGCACGTTGCCGCGTCACCAGCTCTGCAAACGGGAATACCATGGGCGAAAACTGTAGCACTGGCCCCCACCATCACCGGGCCCGCATGTGCGCCAGCGCCATGACCTGTAACGTCGGCGCCTTTGACGGCTATGGGGGCCCCGTTCACGAACACAGTCGGGGCAAGGTTCCCTTTGATGATTCCGCCTGCTGTGTCAACGCCCACGCGTGCTATGCCTGGCATGAGTTCCCCCTATGCGTTGAGGTTGATTTTCCCCGCGATCGCGGCAATTTCTGCTGAGGTGATGGTCAAGGTAGAACCGCCCACTACGAGCGTGATTTTGGCCCCGGCTTGGATCAATACGTTCTGTCCTGCATTCACTATGATGTCTTTCCCGGCATTCACCGTGTAGTTCACATCCGCATTCGACTCAAAGTTGTCGTGATCCCAGCGCCTGGTGGACTGCTCGTTACCAACGTTGACCGGGCGGTGGCCCATGATGATCGGATAGCGCTCATCACCACCGCGGAAGGCCACCCATACCGGCATTCCCACCACCACACGAATCTCCGTGTTAGTGGAGTCATCACCAATCGGGTAACACATCTCGGCGATTGGCCATTCACTGGCGCCGTCGGTATACGGCGATATCTCTACGCGAATCTCCCGCCGTTGGCGGTTACCTTCAACGGAACGCACATACGCGGGTATCAAGTTAGGTAGCATTGACCAATCTCCCCAACCAAAGGCGGCTGTAGCTTTCCATGGCCCCCGTCTTCTGGATGGCTGCGTGGGCGGCGGTGATGACTACCAGGTTCTCGCCACCGACGGTGAGCACGTTCCCTGCCTGGATCTGCTGGCACTGCTGCGAGTCCACGGTTTTGCTGCGTACCAGAACGCAAGAAGCGTTGCGCAATTGGCGTAGATCGCCTCGGGGCATGTAGTTCACCACCCGCGACTCTCCCATCTGGCCGGTGACGATCGCCCCTGAGTCGTTGACGCTATACCAGCTCGGTACCTGCTGAAGTTCAAGAAACTCGCTGTCTATCCGTGCGCTTGCATCGACCTGGCCAATGTCATCGACCGGCGCCTGCTTGGCGATATCGGTAAGGCGCATCACCTGTAATCTGCCGCTGATCAGCACCAGGGCGGCCCCCTCTTCCTGGAGCACCCTGACGACGCTGTAACTGGGCTGTCGTCCGCGAAAGCAGGTGAACCGAGGCACAGCGAAGTCGCTACCAATGCGTAAATGGGCCCCGCAACTGCGCAGGACGTTCGAAAACGGTGTGTTACGTAGCACCACCGCCTGGGCCAGGGGTTCAGCGAGCGGCGCGCAACTGGCCAGCAACGCGGTCACGCTCATGGCCTGCTGCTGGCTTTTGCCTTGAACCTCTCCCAATGGCTTTTCGCGCTGCGTTTTCACGATCTTGTACGGAAGGTTCTCCCGGCCAGACCAAACGGTGACGCCACGCCTTAGCTTGGCCTCCAGCCCGTCGATCAGCTTGACGGTGAACTCAAGGTTCCGTAGTACAGGTGTGAGGTCCGATCGGCTAACCCAGCGAATCACAACGTCCGTGGGCAGCTGATCGCTGTTCTCACTCAGATATACGTTCATCGCCAGGCACCAGGTGGTTTAGATCGTGGCCCATGCCCTGGAGGTTGTGCACCTTCTTCACCACTGGGAAGCCCGGTGGCATGTTGTCGGTACCATCGTTTGGCTCGTCCTCATTCGGACCCCGTAGGATGGGCACAACGCACTTAAGCGCGATATCGGCGGCAAGAATCTTGATGTTCTTCTGATCGGTATCAACCTTCATCCAATCGATGCGCTTCGTCTCCAGCTGCATGGACGCCGGGACAATGTATTGGCCGAAAGAGTACTTGGCGTCCAGGTAGCGGTGATGTGGCTCTTGCATGTAGGCGCTTAGTTGCGCCGCCAGCGACTTTGCTGTGTCGATATCGCTGGCGACGACCGCTACCTGAATGCGGCGGTCGTGCATATCCTGGCGGTAGTCATACCAGGAACCGCCCTCAAGGATCTGGACGCGTTCGAAACCGGTGTGGTGACCACCGAAGTCGGCGCCTGTACCCAAAAAGTCATCATCGGTGGCAAGGAGCACCACCGGGAGCTTTGTGGTTGCGCCTGGCGGGCCGTTCTCATTCTTGCGGTATTGCTCCAGCATCTTTTCCGCTTGGTCCAGCATACGCGACGGCGCCCACTGAATGGCCTGGGCCACACGGCGTGATCTAAAGTCCTTCAGCGCAGCCGTGTCGGTGTACAACCCGTTGAACCACTTGACCATGTACCAGCCGAACGCTTCTTTCTGCTGGATAAAACTGCCGCTCAAATCTGGCATACGCACACCTCAACGGCGAGGGCTCTATACCCGCGCGCTATCTCGTTATTTTGAGGGATGGCCAGCAACGACTGGCCCTGTGGTTTACCGACTTTGCAGGGCGATCCACTCAGGCTTTACCGGGCGGTGATCGGGTGAAGGAAAATCGGTTGCGGCTGGCCAGTCCCGTAGCGCCTGCACATAATTCATCAGCTCCCCGGATTGCTTGGCCGTCAACGTCGTCTGGAGGCCTGAATCGACTTCATCCCGATGCCGATCGCGTAACCACTTCACACTTTCAATTTCTACGTCGCGCCAGGTTCGTTCTTTGACCGCAGGGTCGATTGTGAAAGCGGGTACTGCCACACCCCCTGCCTTCAACCACTTTTCGTAATCAATCCAGAAACGGTGTCCGCGCGGTACGGTTGCGCCATCCGACAGCCGAACAACCGTGTCAGGGCTAGCTGTAAGTTGATATTCCATGAATCCACCTCAAAGTTCGGCATCTGCCGATGCATGGATGTAATACGTAGTCGCAGGGACACCGATATCACTATTGCCAATAGTTGCAGACCTTGAACAAACACCGGAAGCACTAGCATTTACCGTACTTGATTCCCCGCTTGAATTTGTCCACTGATTAGCACCTGCATTGCCGCCATGTCGGTACAAGCGAATACTCGGTGTTGCTCTTTTTTCTACCTTGAACTGCCAATGAGCCACAGGCTGACTCGCTGAGCCAGCCTGGTTCTGATAAACAAGGCCGACCAGCGTACCTGATAATCCTGAGTCGATTGAAGGTGCCACGTCTTGGGGAAATGTCTTTTCAAAGTAACGCTGGCATAGCATCAGTTCATGAGCGACGGGCCTAATCTCATATTCTGTCGCTACAGCACCCTGTTCGGCTTGAACGGATGCGATATCGAAAGTGTACCCTCCCTTACCCGCACTGCCGAATACAACTTCCAAATAGTCCCCGCTTGATCCACGCGTTTTTCCCGCAATAGAAGGAACATCTAATGTAACGGTGTATTTTTTGTAATCTGTGGTTAAAGAAATTTCGGCACCCACGCCAGGACCAGCGTCAGAACCACCAGCCCCTAGGTTCTGCCTGCAAATCACAGCGCAAACATGGTTAATAGACGCTCGCGCATAAAAAGAAAGCGTCACCTTTTTCCCCGCAAAGCACTCGGCGCCTTCGATACGCTGGCTGATATTCACGCCATCGCCCGTACCTGAACGGGTAACTCGCAACGCATAGCGGCTTTCGTTTACGCCTGTACCTGGTGCGAAAACTAGCCGTTCCCAAGTAGCGTTTGCGTTAGCAGGCATATAAATAATCCACCGGTCTGGACCATATACGGACTGCGCTGGCCCAACAGCATTGCCAGCGGTGCCGGTCGCACCACGTTGCCAGATATCGAAGTTGCCGTTGATCAAGCGGTTTTTGCGAAAAACTTGAGTCGGGAATGACTGGTTTGGACTCTCGATCTGGTTTCGAACGAACTCTGTGTTGGCGCCGCTTTTGCTGCGATCATCGACGCTGGCGGTTGCCATCGACTTAAGCGCCTTCACAAACCTGCGAACCGAGATCCAGTGCTTACTTTCCGTGTCACCAGCTGTAATTTCCGCTTCCGAGGCTTCACCTTGTAAAACATGATCCTGAACTTTCTGATCGTTTGAAGCCAATGTGTCAGCGCGACTCATGGCAGTCTCCGTAAATTAATTCTGATGATGCTTGGTAAGCATCTTGAGCCATGACCAGCGCTTACTGGCCAGGCGGTTTACGCGCTTTGAAGTGCAATCCAACTCGGCCTCAAAGGTCGATCATCGGTTGGGAAGCCCGCAGCGTTTGGCCAGTCGCGCAGCGCCTGCACGTAGTCTAGAAGCTCGCCCGACTGATCTGTATTCATAGTTGTGGGGCGCAGTGAGTCGATTTCGTCACGGTGGCGATTTCGCAACCATTGCAGGCTTTCAATCTCAGCGTCTCGCCACTGGCGGGCTTGAGCAGCGATCAGTTCAAGCGTGGGCGGCGGCATATCGACCAGCACCGGGTAGCCTTGGCTGTCAGGCTGTATGCGCTTACCCTCAGATTCGCCATTGATCAGGCGCTGGTGCTCTTTATCGGTGATATTGACGCCTCCGTTATATACGGAGGAAAAACCAAACCGCCCGTCTTCTTCAATCCACTTCGCGTACATATTATAACCCTACTTATTTATTAACCCAGCCCCAGGCGCGCCAGTTACATTGAGAGTTTGTAACCCCATTCACAGCGGTACTTCCACGAATCAATGAACACATATTCTGAGCAATAAAGCCGGTCGTTGTTACGGCAGTGTTTTGCCAGAGAGTCATTACAGTTGCGCCTTGGGCAGAGCTGTCATAGGGAACAATGAACGGTATTTGAGAGAACTGTTCAGGGAACGTGATATTCACTTTGTCGGTGCTAGGCGCTGACAACCCCCAGCACTCAAGCATTCCTCCTGGCAAATACCGGAACCCGTTAACAGCTTTAGATTGGCGAAAGTCAGAGTTGTTTTCCAAGCCAGCGGTAGAGTCTGTAACTAACCATTGGATATCCGACACTGCTACTAGACATAGAGATTGGCCGGGGCTCATTTTGAATGTGGTTTGGGGGGCACCCGACTGGTCCTGAATAACTACCCCAGGTTGAGAGACAATGCTGCCACCAACCGAAGTTGTAAATACATTTACCGCTGCGCCCATAGGTAAGCTAAGCGACGACGGTTTAGGCAACGCCAAGCTGTAGTTTCCGCTGAACCATAAAAGGCCACCTATTTCTTTAATATTCAAACTTCTGTTTGCAGAAATAGGGCCATGCATCGAGAAACTACCCTGTGAAGCATTAACGAACTCGGTATTAGCGAGAGCTTTACTTTTATCCCATGCCGCAGGAGTAGGGCCCTTAGGGTTACCGGTGAACGTTGGGCTGTCGATATCGGCCTTTAGGGCTACTGCCGCCAGAAAACGGCGTACAGAAACCCAATGTTTACTGGCGGCGTCGGGTGCGGTTGTCATTTCTGCGACGGTGGCCTCGTCGCGCATGAAGCCCTGGACGGTGCTCACCAGCACAGCGATGTCAATCGTTCCCTGATTGATTGGAGCGTTCCAAGCCTTTATGCACCACATAACCGCCAGGTTTCGTGGGCGCGATTCACTTCCTCCTGTACTGCCAGATACCAGCCCGCCAATGCCGCCAGTCATCGAGCCAGGCGAGGTTTCTTGATATCCTTTTGCCGAGTTCGCACCACCGAGACCATAAACTTTCCCGAAAATCGAACCGACTGTGGGTTGTGCTCCGGTGATTCCAGATGCCCCCGCCCCCGCCCCCACGCTATCGACAAAACCAATGTCCTTATGGGTGTGAGCTTTGATGTCATCCCCTTGTAAGCTGCCAATTTCCCGGTTGGGGTCTACACCTCGGCCATGATCCCAGCCTCTCAGAAATTCACCGCGCGACTCAGGCAACTTGGAGCCACCCAGGAAGGCTGCTAGATCCGGGAACATCAGCGGGTCAAATTGGGAGCCGTCTACTTCCAGGAAGCCAGGTGGCAGCACCCCACGCGGGAATGGCAACATCGCCCCCACGGGAACCCCCGACGCGGTGGCGAGCAGTGCTTGCAGCTCGGCCTTTGTATAGGTGTCGGCAACCTTGAAGGATTTGAACGCCAGAATTTCTACACTGGTCCCCAAGTCGCAGGGGGTACGCATGGTTATCTTGGCGCCATCCGAAAGGAAGTCAGTGACCTCTCGGCCATCGCGCAGGACGACGGTAGCGCCGATAGTGTGGTCAGCAGGGAAGATGGTCTGTGCCACGGAAGCGGTAAACGAGTACCGCACAAACGCCTTGCCCGAGCCTACGCCACCGCCTAACTGGAAAGAGGTGCCATCGTAGTTGAGGTCATAGAGCGCATCGGCCTTGATGTCACCCGCCTCCACGTCGATCAAGCCCGCGTCACCAGCCTTTTTAACCGACTTCACGCCCAGTCCCGCGATTTTGGCGGTCACCGCCCCGGTATTGGTTGTCTTGGCGCGGAATTGGAAGCGTTGGCCAGGAGCGTAGTCAGGTAGCTTTGCCTCCTTGGCGACCAAAGAAAGGTCCAGGGCATTGGCGGTACCAGCCGCCAGCCCAAGCCACGCCAGAGGCCCGCTGTCCTTCGCAACGTCAGCGCGCAGCAGATACTGTGGGTGCGCGTTCGCAGCGCCCTCATGCGCCAGCAGCGCGGCCAGTGCCACGCTTTCGTTTGGATCTACTGTGAAACTGATGCTGTCGGCTGGTACCTGTGCGAATGCCAGGTCATTGAACAGCACATAGGACACGCCGTCGGTCTTGTAGGACGCGATCGAGCCGTCAGCCTTTGACCAGACAAAAACAAGCACGTCGCCGGACCAAAAGCCGATTTCTCCAATAGGCACTTCGCCCACATCTTCCCGCCAGGTACTGACCATGCGGATTTGATAAGGAGTCGGACGGCTCGCCCCAGCCAGGGGAACTTTTTTGCCTACGGGACTCTTGAGCGCCAGCTCTTCGCCGGTCGGGTCATAGTGATCACGCCCGAAAGATACCGCGTCTAATTGCAGCTCAATCCCCGTATTGGCGGCGTTGAATGCGGCCCTTTGGCCCGCCAACGTTAGCGTGGGGTTGATGATTACAGGATTTGCCATAAAGCCCCCGAGGGTTATTTGTGGCAAAGGGTACCGTCGGCGTGTGGCCCTACTAGGTGAAGGTTTGCATGTCTAAACGGTCTATCGAGCTGTAGGTAAAGTTGGCCCCGCTGCCTTTCGTACCAGTGCCGACGGTGGCCCTGCTTTCGATAGCAGGTTGCTGATAAAGAGCCGTGCCACTGGAGCGAACGACATTGACGCTATAGGCAATCATTCCGAGCGGGAACGTCAGCTTGGTGCGGCGTGCAGCACGCAGCTCCAGGACAAACCTAGCCGCGATCGCGGTCCTGGCCGCACGCAAAATGCGTTCAGGGACGATTTCCGTTTCAATGTCCACGCGTAGGCGGCTTGTCAGGAACCAATCAGCCTCATTTTCGCCCGCTGCGAGCATTTCCGACTCGCTCATCACGTCCACGGGATATTGGCCAGCCTTCTTGCACCAGAGCTGGTCGATTGTGTAGACGTCTCCGAACAAGGCCCGCAGGTAGAACTCCAAAAATTTGGTGCCGCGCTGTGGATTCAGGTAGCGCCAGGCCTTGAACAACATGCGCGTCTTTTCGCTGGTCGTGTCATTGAGCAGCGCCAGACCGTCGTTATTGAGTCCTCGACTGATAAAGGTGTCTGGCCCCAAGTGGGGCATACCCAGGGTGTTGGCGTCGACTACGGGCTCATTGAGCCGTTTGCGATATAGGCTCAGGAATAGAGCCTTAAACTCCGACTCAAGGTTGTCGTACTCGGCGCTTAACTGTAACGGCTTGAGGTCCATCAGCGTGCTGTCTCCGTATTCACGACCAAGCTCGCTTCCGTAACGTATCTGAAGTGCTCAGGTAAGTCCGCAGTGTCATCACCGATCACGTCCACAGAAACATCCGCGATACGCTGGGTGAGCGCCGGGACGTTCTCTCGCACGAGGTCGTACAGGTCTTTTTTCAGCATCTTGGCGTCACCACGCTTCGCCCAGGCCGACAACCGCCCGTAGTTCGCCAGCATCAATGATCGAACCGCCTGCCTGACCGCCGCCGCATCGTAGGTGGAAGGAACGTACAGCGTGATTTTCAAGGGCACGCTCTTTTCCAACACTGGTACAAACACAATCCGGTAGCTGTCGTCTGCGGTGCGAATAATGGTTGTGATTTGGTTCTCCAGTGCCTCCTTGCTGACGCCCTCCTTCAATGCCGCCACAAACAGCCTGTTCATGTGCTTAACGTCTGCGCCGCGTACCTCTTCCTCCCTGCGTTCGTTCCAGACGTTCAGGAACGTAACGGCGCCCAGTCGTTTGCGTACCAGAAAGTCGAAGTTTGAGAGATAAACGGCGTTCTCGCTGTAGATGCCAGGGTAGGAGCAGACTTCGCGCATGGTGGTGATGTTCATGGGCGCCTCGCCCGCCTGAATCACGTCTTTGAGGGCCATGACCGCTTTTTCAGTCGCGTCACTGTATTCAAAGTAAAACGCCATACCGTCACTTGGGCTTATGTTGCCTTCCGTGTCGTAGATGGAAATGGTGATGTTTGAACCGGTTGCGGGCTGCAACCCTGCCAGGCCGTTCACGCCAAACACCAAACTGACCACTTGATTCTCATCGGTCTGGATGTGATACATCAGGTCGCCGTCTGCGACGTTGCAGAATTCCGGGGCATAGTCCCACCCGGTCACGGACACTTCAGCCATGTAGCCGACGTCAGGGCCGGGCAGCTCGATGGTGTAGAACGGCTGGTTTTGCGCCACGGCGTGGATGATGCTGCGCAGTTCCACCTGGCGGGCCGTTATAACCCCCGTCTCACCTGGTGCGATTTGTGCCCCGGTTGAAACCCGCCACATACGCCCATTTTGGTCCCGTAATACCCGTCCTATGAGAATGCTCAAAACCGCAGTTGCGGTGTTCTCCACCTGCACCAGCGCGATACAGGGTGAGCCGAATGGCAGCACGCCCTTCACGGACGCGTCCGCCAGGACAGTCACGTCACGGGCCTTCAGGTATACCTCACCGGTTGTTACTTCCACCTGGTTGCTGAGGTCCGCCAACATGGCCGCCATGGACGCCAGGTTCTGCGTGATCAGCGGGTCACCGATCTGGAAGCGCTTGGCGATAGTCGGATAGCTGGCGATCTCGTTGACCGCATCCTGAATAAACTGGTCTTTAGTAATTGCCACGAGATACCTCTGACAGGTCAGAAAGGGACAACGTCTGCCCAGCCACTTCGATGTGGACGTTTTTTATGTCAACGCCCTCAGACGTTGCATACAGGTTGATGGTCCCCGCAGGGAGAGCACCCAAGACGGGAATGTCTTTGAGCATCTTGGCCAGGAACCAATCGGCGATCGGGGAACTCAGCGGCTTTTGCAGCATGTCTTCTACCGGGTTGCCGTAGGTGCTGCCGTAGTAGGTGTTGGGCTTGGTGCTCCACCAATGCGCGACCATCCGAAAGATCAGGTCAGTGTTTAACGTTTCGGCCATATGAGCGCACTCAGAATGCTTTGCGCGCATGTTGGCAAAGAAAACCGCCGCTCTCAGGCGACGGTTTGCCCATCAGAGGGGACGCATACCGATGCCGCCCGAGGATGCATGTGCGATGCCACGGTCGTTGACGTCCTGCGACAAAGGCATCTCCAGGGTGATGGACTGCGCCCCTTCTTTGCTGCGCCCACTGCCGGTGGGCGTTTTGACTTCGGGTGTGGCAGGGATCCGCATCTGGCTGGAGTCTGCTGCCGCTGGTGCGTAGCTGCTGATCCTCGGCGTAACCACTGTTGCCGGGGCGGACGTGTTCACCGCAGCTGTTGCACGGGCCTGTGATGCTGCCAGGATGCCGATCGGCGTGACCGCTTGAGCATTCCTTGCCACCTGGGCGTTCTGAACTGGGACGGCTGCGGGAGCGACCGGCGCCACCGACTGAGCACCCGCCAGGGTGGTAATGTTCGCTCCACGAGGCTGCGCCATGGGCAGCACCCCAATGGGGTTCGCTGTGTTGGCAGGAGTCGCACCTACCGGTGCAGCGCCCTTATCCCTGCGAGAGACCGTCGCCATAGTGCTGGCAACCGCAGTGCCAACTGCCGCTGGTGCCGCGACCCTCAGTTCATCCGCACGCCGGGTCGGCGTCAGGTCTCCTGCCTGCGCCTGGGCCAGATAAGCCTCGTACTTGCCTTCTACGTCCGCTAAACCATTGAGGCCGCCATTGGTGCGCCTTCTTGAACCTACAACGTCGCCAGCCTGGGCCAGCCTGTCGGCTCCTGAGCTTTTCCAGTGCTCTACAGCTATCTGCGCCGAGTACTTAGGGTCTATCGCCAGGTCAGGATTGTTCACCAGGTCGATCCCCAGCTTCTTGCCCATCGCTTCGTACTGGGCTTTGCCGGTTAACTGTATGGACCCCCGCCCACGGTACTTGAACCCGTCGCCTTGCTCGGTATTGCCCATTCGACCGCCGTAGACCTTGTTGGCGATCGCTTCAGGGTTACCGGCGTCCGTGCGGGCGTCTTCGGCATTTTTGTAGTATTTGGGAAAGACTTCCTGCAATCGCTTGGCCGAATAATTCAGGTTTTCTTCTTTACGCGTGAACCCCCCTGATTCGTGGTCCACGTTGGCCATCAGCATCGCTTTGGATTTAGGGTCGGTGATGCCCCCCGCGTCCATCGCCTTGATCATCTCGTCTTTGGCTGCGGCAGATCCACCGGTACCGACACGCCCACCCGATGCCTTGTAGAGGACGTTGGAGCCCACGTCCTTGGCGCGATCAACCTTGTTTTCTACATAGTCGGAGGCACTTTTCACCTTATCGACAACGGTATCCTTCCAGTCGGCAACCTTGTCAGTGATGCCCTTCCAGGTATCGCGCGCCCAGTCCGCCATACTGCTGAACGTGTTGCTGCCGAGTGTGACCAGCGTCAACCAGCCCTCTTTGACGTAGTCGAACGCGGCACTGGCCGTCTTAATTGCTACATCGGCGAACCCTGCCGCTGCGGTGGAAATGCTCTCAACAGCCTTGCTGAAGTCTACTGTCGATAGCCACTCACCAACCGCTGATCCTATGGCGTCACCCAACATGCCGCCTGCAATCGCACCAGCAGGGCCACCAACCAGGCCCGCCACGCCGCCGATCAGCCCGCCGACACCGCCGCCAACATTCCCCCACTTGTTCTTTTTGTTTTCGTCAGTGGACAGTTCCGGGTCATCGTTGGCCATCGCGCTGGATGCAACCATGCCGACGCCGAACAAGGCTCCCAAGACAGGCAATTTGCTCAATAGGCCTTTGCCCATGCCGAGAAGGCCCGCACCGGCCCCTCTGGTCAGCGTTCCGACACCGCCAAGCCTCCCGGCAGGGCGCGGGCCACCAGCGGCAGGAGGGGCGCCACCGGGAACCGGCGTTCTCGCACGAGCGCCTGCGGCTACAGTGCCGGGTTGCCCTGGTGTTCCGGCGTTAGCCGCTGGGCCCCCGGATCTGGAGGGGCCGCCGTTGCCGTTTCGGGCGGCAGCTCGTTCCTGCCACCGCCTGCGGGTGTCGCGAGCATCGGCGCCGCTTCTACGGGTGCGGCGCCCACTAGCATCCACACGGCCACGGGCACGCCCACCACGGCGCCCTCCCAACAGGCTTCCGGCAGCTCTTAACAGGCCACCCATACCAAGCAGGCGTCCCAAGGCTTTAAGCGGCAACATCAACGCCGACAGAAGCGCCATGAGCGGCGCAATCAACATGCCGAGCATTCCGCCCAGGCCGCGCCCCTTGATCTTGTTGCCGTCTGCCTGCGTTCTCCAGATGCGGCGCAGCCAACCAATGCTTTCCCGGTGCTCCTTGGTCTGTTTGGCGTCATCACCACGCCCAAACAGGGCGCCGAACGGCTTAACCAGTGCCGAAACAGGCGAAAGGATCCCGCTGACCTCTTTGGCTGCTTGAATCGTTGGGTCAACGTTGTCGACGTCGGATGTCATCCGTTGCGAAGCATCGCGCACCGCAGAGGAAATAGCCCCGCCAATCGACTTGGCCGAGCTTTCGGACGTTGGGCGCTCTACGCTTTTGTCCTCGTCCTTGTTTTGCCCGCGCGTGGTGAAGCGGCCCGATTCGTCACGCGTACCTGGCGGACGCGGAGATACGGCGTCGCGGCCATTCACAACGATCACATTTTTGCGCCAGTCGCCAGCAGGATTGGCGGGTGACTGTTCCCGAGCTGTCGGCGATGTCGGCGCCGGTACCCGAACCCTGGCCGCCGACGTCGCACGCGGCACCTCGGGGCTATTTACTGTGTTGTTGACGATGGTTGGCGCACGGCTCGCGCCAGCGGGCTCAGGCAAGATAGGCGCGTTTGCTGTACCCAGTTGGCCCAAACGCTTGGCGATATCGCTGGTGTTGGCATCGATGGAGCGTAAAAGCTTCAGCTCCTGCGCAAGCTGCTCGATCTCATCAGCGATGCTCTCACCGCGTAGAAAGCCGGACTCCGGGTCATGCTTAAGCTGGTCCATGGTGATTAGCGCCCCTGAATAACGGAGCCGATGACCGAAATGGCCGCTTTGACGCCCTTGGTGACCGTGTCTATCGCACTTTTGTCCTTATCGTCCTTGTCCGACGGTTCCTGATAGCCAGGCAGGTCATCCCTGGCCATAAAACGATTGGCTGTGTCGAGCATGGCCGTGCCCTCATCCATGGAAATGCCGCGCTCCATGACTGTCGGCGCGTTGTCGAGCATCGGCGCCGAGATACCGACCTTGGCCAGTTTCTCCAGCAACACGGCATTGAACTCGACCAATTCATCATTGGCCTTGCATTGTTCCAGGTAGGAAGTGCAGATACTGGCGGCGTGGGCGTCAGATTCCTTGATCATCATGTCTACGGAGTCGAGCAGCGCCGCACTGTCAGACGCAAACGTGTCGGTCTCCGCGAATGCCCCAGGGGTCACGCTATCGAGCATCACCGCATACCCACGGTTGTTGTCGTAGTTTGGCGCCCGCACCAGGTCCATGCCGAAATACCCCTTGGGTACCCGCACGCCGCCCTCTTCAGGGGCATAGATGGCCGAACTGAAGCCGTAGGCCTTGCTATCCCACAGGCGCTGCCCGACTCGCCCAGGGGCGCTATTCAAAAACTCCTGCTCGTGCTCCACATCGCCGTTGGGATAGCACTTGATGTAAATCGTACGCACACCCGGTTCCAGCACTACCTCCTTGCCGTCAACAATCACCGTTTCCGGGACGTCGAGCCCGAATTTCTCACGGTACTGGTGGCCTATGTAGCCAACCACATCGCCCTTACGGATTGACTCCTGAAGCGCTGGACCGTTGAGCAAGCGCATGGCGGCGTCAATGTCGATCTTGCGCGGCTGGCCGGTGTAGGTGCGCCCGGTGTCGTTCAAGTTGTAGCGAATAACGCCCGTGCGCTTACTCATCGCCATCGTCCCCTTCTTCGTCGTTGTTGCTGTCGGTACCACCAGGCGGCGGTAGATTCATGTCATTGTCTCCGCCGCCAAAGCCTGGCTGTGGCGGCGGTTTTGCGTTGGCCAGGCCTTTGGCGTAGACCTCGGCGGCTTCCTGGTCGAGTTCTGCCGTCTTGGCCAGCATGAAAGCGTTGGTTTCTTCCGACATGCCCACGTCGCGCATTTGCGCCAGCACCTGGACCAGGATGGCGGCCTTGTTCATGGCGCGTTCGGAGCTGAGCTGCTTTTCAGCCTCAAGCGCGGCGATCGAGCCATAGAAGTTGATGGTGTAGGGGCGCTCTGCGTCAGGCCAGCAGAAACCGTACTTGGCCAGCATGTGGCGGTCGATAAGGTCATTGGCCATCTTGGTGTAGCTGGTACGCAGCATCCTGGCCCGTTCGGCACCTTGGCTGCTGGTGCGGTTGAACCCGCCATCGCCCAGGCCACCTGATAACTGATCGGCGAAACCCAGCATGGAAATGTCGGTACCGAGGGTGCCCGCCAGCTTCTTGGCATGAAAGAGCACGTCCTCGACGTTCAAGTTCTGGCCACTGGCGCCTGACGCGAGGCTACTTACCTGGGTCAGTTGCTTTTGGCTCCACACCGGCATGATGTTGAAGTTTCGCGCTGTCGAGTAGACACCCTCACTGATTTGCCTTTCGGCCCGCTCCTTCATCGCGAGAATCATCTTGGATGTGTTCTCGATAATGCGTTTTCGTTGTTCCTTGGTTGTGTCGGATAGGTCCAGAGCCAACAGAACCTCTTCGATTGAGCTTGAAATACGTTGACCCACTAGGCCACGCAAGGCAGCGTAAAGGTTGTCGAAATCGTGCTCCGCCGCTTCCAGTAGCGAGCCACCCACAAGTGCTGGGAGCGGCACTATGCGTGTGAGGTCTTTCGCCTCCAGGTTGATTTTTTGGGCATTTTCGATGGCCTTCATCTGCGGCAACATCAACATGCGCGGCATTTTCATGCGCACGATATCCAGATGACTCATGCGGCTCGTGCCCTTTTCGCCCACATTCACTACATAACCGACGGTGCGACCAAGCTCTTCATATGGCTGTATCAGTGGCGGGAACATAGTTTCGTGGTCGAGGGCGATAACCCCTTTTTTGGGTACCGTGTACGCGCGTGCATACCCGTCACCGAAGCCTGCTGCGTTGAAGGACATGGAGTGAGCGCTGTCATTCAGCATCTTGAGCACGCCCGCCAGGTCGGCGACCATTTTTTTGTCGGCGCTGCTGATCTTTGGCTTGGGCTCGATAAAAATCGTTTCGCCAGTGGTTTCGTGTCCGCCCAGCGCCATTTGGACGTTGTTACGCAGGGCCGTGGAAATGAGCCCTTCCTGCATCATGAAGTGGTACTTGATGTAAATCTGCGAACGCGTGCGCATCGGCTTGCCAGAGTTACCCAGCATCATTTCCATGCCAACGTATTCGGCATCGAACGTTGGCACGGCATCAAGCCTGTGATTCGCCTGGTCGGCTGCCTGGCCGGGCGTCATGTCAGAGAGTTCGCCGCCCAAGATCAAGTCAGCAGCCTTTCGGGTACCGTTGGCCAAGCGCGCCAGCAGGCCCTGTTTCTGATCAGTTGAATTAGCCATTCACGTACACACTAAGGCTTGGATTAACCTTAAGCGTACAGACGCCAGAACCCCCGGCTGGCCGAGGGTTTGCCCCTTTCTTAGTAGTCGTCGAGACCCAGGGCTTCGCTCATTGCTTCGTCAGGGCGCAGATTGAGAAGGTATTTGCGGGTGTAGGGTGGGATGTTGACGGAGCCGGTCACGTCGACAATCTCAAAATTGATGATTATCCCCTCGCCCATAAGTAGTGCGATCAGCATACGTTTGTCTGGCTGCACGTACTCTGCGGTACCGGGCTCTGCAAGGGGCTCTATAGACGCCTCAAT